TAGTTATGGTCGTTGTGGTCGTTTCTAAGGCCTCTGGGGGCTGTTCTAAGCCCTCATAAACCGTGTTGGCTGTGCTGGGGCTGGGTATTGGTTTAGGGTCGTAAAACCCTACGTTTGCACCTGACACCACAAATACGCCCCACACGCCAAAAAGGCCTGCAGCAAGCTTGCTCAATAGGTACGCCATTAGTAACCCCGTTTCTGTCGGTAACTAAACCGTACCGACGCATTAAACAGTTGTGGTGGATACCCCAAACACCTGTGCAAATGCTGCCGTAACAGCCTTTGGGTTGTTTGCCAGCTCTGGTGCTATCTCGACGTGCCACCAGTCGCCACCCGGCGCACCTGTAAACGTTTTGATTGCGGCTTTGCGCCATGCCTCAGCATGGTTAGGCAATGCGTGTTGCCCGTCAACAGCACGGTCACAGCGCCATGACCTGCCAAACGGCTCAGGCCAATAATCAATAACAAGCTGTACGCCTAGCACGTCATAGTTGTCTAACACTTGTTTCATAAATTCTAAAGAGCGCACACGCCCGTTTGATACGCCACGTTTGCTGGCTGGCATAAACCTGTACGACAAGTCGGCTGCTAGGCCGCGTGCATGGTTGCTGACCTGACCGGGCTTGCCGCGTATGTCTCTTTTAACGTATGTGCCGTTATTCCACAATGCGCCGCCGCTGTATTTTGTCGCACAATTAACCCACTCTGTCATGCCGAGTAGCGCTGCGTCAACTACTGGCGCTGTGTTAATTGTGTACGGTTTTGGCACTATTTAATTTTGTCTTTCATGCCGTTGCTGGCAACTATGCCTGCCAATGTGCCAGACAAAAACGTGACAATTGTAGCCATCAGACTAATAAATTCTTTGTCGTTAGGTGCTTGTTCCATAGGCTGCGACACAAATAGCAGGCCGTACACAAAACCGATTACGACTACGGCAAACACAACGCCCAGCAATACGCCAACGGTTGCAACCATGCGTGCATGGAGCTGTTCGGCTGTGTAGCGCTCTTTCATGTCAGCACCTGTCTACGGGTGTGCAATACGTTGGGCGTGTTGCAGGTTTGCCGTTGTTGCTGCGTGTTGTTTCGCACGCTGTCAAGGTAATGAGTGCTGCGATTGCCAGCCACTTCACTACGCCTCGTCGGGGTCTGGTGGTGGTGGTGGCACTTGCACAACACCGTTAATTACTGCCCAACCGATTGCTGCCGGGTTTTCTGGCGTGTACTCGATTAAGTGCGTCGGGTCATCATTTACCCAGTCAGGTGCCACTACCTCAACGTTGACAACTACGCCGTTGGTTACGTTTGGCTCAACTATTGCTACGGTGCGTTCGCTCATACTTGGAACTCAATCCATACGTAGCCGCTGCCGCCTGCTGCACCGTTTGTGCCTGCTGTGCCGCCTGCGCCAACCGTGACCGTAATGCTTGCGGCTGGAGTTACTGCGCCACCAGCAACAATGTATGCACCGTTGCTGGCAGTTGCTAACGTGTTTTGGTCTGGTGCGTTAAAATAGTTGCTAGTAAATGCGCCTTGCCCGCTGTTTGCTACGCCTGCGACGGCAACGTCTGCCGCGTTTCCGCCATTGTTGGCAAGGTTGCCGCCCGTAGCGCTTACCGTGCCGCCTGCAAATGCAACAGATGACGTACCACCTGCACCGCTTGACGCCCGACCAGCACCGCCGCCGCCGCCGCGGACGTGCGCAATGGCATAGGTCACCCCGGCCGGTACTGTCCAAGTACCCGACGCGGTAAATGCGGCTACGTTCGTCACGCTTCCAAGGTTAGCCCATGCGGCACCGTCGTAGTACTGCACTTTGTTTGTGTCCTCTAAATAACACAATTGGCCTTCAGCCAACGTTTTTTCACCTGCACCACCAAATGCCGCATCTCGCGTAACACTTGTCGCAAACACGGGTACACCCGTGCGCGCGCTGTTATTGAGCTGCGCCGCTGTCAATACCTGCCCAGCGGTAAACGTTGGTACTTCGGTCTGTGCGTTAGCGCCCATACGGTCAGCCTAGGACATTCTCAGCGTCAATAATGCCATAGGTAACGTCATCTAAAATAAGCTCGTAAACAATGGTGGTTGGGGCTGTAAAGAATGTAACCCGGTGGCCGCTGCCAAAGTCAATGGCGTGCTCAACACCCTCAACGCTTAGCTCTTGGGCCAATTCGGTTGTGCCTGTACCAGACGTAAAGGTTTTTTCTATGGTGATTGTGTCACCTATGTCGACTATGGCTACCGCGTCACGCTCAGCGCTAGACAGGCTGGCAAAATAGGTGCCAACGTTTGTGTACCGTGCCTCAGGCTCACCATTAAGCAGGTAGGCCGCTGCGTCATCTATCTGGCCTTGCACATGCAACAGGCTGTTAGTAATGCTGGTTGTCTGCGTAAAGTAGGTCGCAATGCTCGCAGGGTCGCTGTCGGTAGCCGTCTTGTTATCTAAGGCCGTTACCACCGCCCGGTTCACTACTTGGTCAGCCTCAAAGGTTATGCCAACGGTGTCATACGGTGTGTTTGTGCCGTCATCATGGAAGTCGACTACGGGCGCGCTAAGCGTGCTACCTATCCTGTTTTGGAAGGTTAGTACGCCGTCACGCGACATAAAAAGCCGCCCAAATTCGGCTGTGTCGTTAATTTGCGACAAGTACGCCAACACGTTTGTACCTGCAGGCACCGTGTATGCAGCTGCATGGCCTAGGTCTACTGTGCCTGTTGCAAGGTTTGTAGTTTCCGTGTAATTAACTTCTGGCAAGGCTAAGACGGTGGCTATGCGTGCGCCCGGCTGTTGCGCTGTCACGTTTAATTCGTCTAAAAAGGTTTGAGCTAGTAAATAAAACTGGTCAGCGCAATACACGGAAACGGTGTTTAGGCCGCCCAACGTAAATGCGTAGTCATAATTAACTATGTACCCGACAAACAGCGGCTCTGCAACGTTTAGCGCGTCATAACGGCTTAGCCGTACCTCACGCATAGGGGCTAAACCCGGTTGGCTAAGCGCCGTGTCGTAATACGGGCTTTGTGTATCAAACGGGTTAAATACACCGTCAGCCAACGTGTCGTTCAGGGTAAACGTCATTGTGCCAGCGCTGAATTGGTCACCTACGTCTTGGCGGCCTCGTTTAACGTTCACGTTAAGCACCCCGTCTGTAACGTCAGCAAATTGGGTTGTGCCGTCTAAAACGTACTCTGTGTTATTTAATACGCCTGCAATGGTGTCATCTAAAATAAACGCGTCTTGCAAAAAACCTGTGTCAATGAGCAGCTCGTAGTTGCCTGCTTGTATTACTGCTGTGCCGGGCATTAGGCAACCGCTATGTTTGCCGGGCCTGCACTTCGGTTGTAAGCCCTAATGGCGTTAACAACAGCCTGCCCTATTTCGGCGCTGGTGGCTAGGCCTCCCATAACGTTTACGGTTATGCCACCGCCGCCACCTAGTCGATTAAGCGGAATCACAGCCTCTGGGCCTGACTCACCAATCATGGCAAGGGTCGGCCCGGTGACTATGCCACCCTCTGCTAATTGCGGTATTTGCGGCACACTAAAACCGCTGCCACCTAAACCCGGCACCCAGCTAGGGAACTTAAACGACAATTGACCAATGCTGTTATTCCACAGGTTTGCAATTGTGTTAAAAATATATTTGTAGAAATTTAGCACCGTTGTCAAATAGCCTTTAATAACGTTCACGCTAAATTCGACACCGTTACTAATTGCGCTAAACAGCGCCTGTACACCGTTTCTAAACGTTTCAGACTTTTGGTATGCCAACACAAACGCTGCAACTAACGCTGCTATTGCAAGTACGACAACACCAATGGGGTTGGCTGCCATAACAAAATTGAGCGCGGCCTGTGCCACTTTGACAATTATTAGCGTGGCTTGATAAATTTTCATGGCAGCGTTTACCGCAATAATTGCGCCAGCCAACGTGCCAACAACGCCAGCAAAAATAAGAATAATCTTTGTGTTTTCTTGCGCCCAATACGCAATAGGTAGCAACGCGTCTAGCAATTCCATCATGACTGGCAACAGCGCTGCGCCAATGCTTTCTTTGGCTTCATCCATTTGTATTTTGAGGTTTGCCATACGCCCGGCAGCGGTGTTGGCTGCGTCTGCAGCTGCACCGCCAGTAGTGCCAGCCAACGCAATCATTACGTCATCAAACGATTGCCCGTCTGCAATTAGCGGTATGAGTGACGCGTCTAAGGCTTTAAGGCCTTTCATGTTGCCGTTGTACGCCTTGCTTAACGCGTCTGTGACGGTGGTTAGGTCTTTGCCTGTGCTGGCGCTAATGTCGAGCGCTGCGCTTAATAGCTCTTGGCTGTATTCCAGCGAGCCTGTTGACTGCACCAAGGTTGCTAACGCTGGGCGAAGCTCGTCATCTGCAACCGCAGCCGAACGCGACATTACCGATAGCAATTTTTCGTTTATTGCTATCTGGTCATCTGTTGCCATACCTGACCGTTTGAGTACGCCTGCCAAATGTTCTTGCGCGGCTGCGTCTTCCATTGCTGCTTTTGTTGCTGAACCCAACCCGGCTGCTAGGCCTGCAATTGCTGCAGCTGCAGGCAACGCCGCTTTTTTAAGTGCGAACCCTGCTTTAGCGCCAGCACCCTCTAAGGCCTGAAATTCTTTTACGGCCTTGTCAATACCTTTGCTGTCAAATTCGCTAATGATTGGTAGGAGAATTCCCATTAAATCACTCGCTTGCCAACGGCTGCCATTAGGTCGTCAACTACTTCTTGCATGTTCTCCGTGACGTTGGCGCTGTTTTTGTCATACGTAGGCCACATGACGCGCGACGGTTGCCCAAACAATGCGGTTAACGCGTCAACAAAACGGCTGCCCTGTGCGCTACCGCCCCCACCCTTGCCTGCCATGTCAATAATTGCAGCTGCAGGGTTTTTCTGAATAATGCTGATAACAGAAGTTGACTTGCGGCCCGTGTTTACTTTAATTGTTACGCCTCGACGTGCAGCGGCTTGGTCGTAAGGGAATAGTTGGCGGCCTCGCTGTTGCCAGTTGCGTGCCATGCCAGACAATAAACGTGCCGGGTATTGCGCTTTCATTGCGTCTGTTGCAGGTTTAACTACGTCTTTAGCGCGTGCGTTAATTAGCTTGCGTAGCTCAGGGTCAATGTCGCGCAATTCTTTGAGCGCCTCTTTGACACCAAACACGCCTACAGATGTGTTGGTTGTCATTGTTTGGCCGCCTTGTTTAGGACTACTACCACAGTAGCCAAGTCTTTTGCCTCAAACGGGATTGCTGGCGGCCACCACCCTGTTGCTACCAAAACCTCTGCTAGTTGGCGGCGGTAGCTGCCGCGTCCGTAGGGTTTGGGTCGGTTTGGTCTACGGCCTCAATTTCCATGTCAGGGTTTTGTTTTAGCCACTCTTGCGCGGTGGCTTGCGGCATAGCGCGGCCTGATTGCTTAAACATAAAAAACGCCCACGAAACCATGTCACCCATACCAATGCCGCGCCCGTCAGTTACCTTGCGGTTTTCTGTGCGTTCCCACTCTGTAATGCACAACAGGTTTGTGAGCACCTCGACTGGCTCGCTGCCAGGTGTAACGGTTACACGTAGTTTGATTTTCATAATGCCTTTCTGTCTATTTAGTTTTAGGTCTTAGTTATGGGGTTACGTCTGCTGAGTAAACGCCGCCTTGGAAAATAATGTCTACGGTTTGTAGTTCGCCAAGGCTGGCGTTAATGACGGGCAGTTCAGCAAGCAGCGCCCCAGTCAAAGTAAATCCGGGGTTGGTGGCGCTGTCTGCTCCGCTGGTCGGTTTAACAACAATGTTTGTGGTGGTGCCTACCAGCGGTGCAAGTGTTGCATACGTTTCTGCTGCGGCATAGGTCAACAGCAATGTCACGGTTGCTTCATGGTCGCCTAAGCCTTTTACGTAGCTGCGGTCGGTCTGCCCAAACGTGGTGTTGTCAAGCGGCTCAAAACGCTGAATGACGCTCGCTGCCGTGCAAAACCCCGTAAGCGCAACGGCGTTAATAGTTACGACTGGGTTAGATAGATACTGACTCGTTGCCATGTTGTTACTCCTCTGGTGCTGTGTTTACTTTACGGCGCTTAGACGGTGTTGCGGTGGATACTGCTACCGCCACAATAAAACCGCCTGCT